CGGCCAGGTTGGGTGACGGTTTCCCAAGCTTGAATAGATCCTGCTTGCTCTGGATTTTAATCTTACCGCTGGTGGTGTATTCGTACTCAGGCGTGGATAGTTCAGCCGCTAATTTGTGCATCAGGCTGTCATCGCTTGGTAACGTGCATGTCTGCTCGTTGAAGAAATCTTTAGTCCTCCACCATAAATCAGCTTTTAGGTTCTGGAATTTATCGCTCTCTGCTGCTTTCTCAGCCACGTTGATAGGTGTTATAGGCAACCCCCATGCTTGCAGCGTATGGGCAACACCCGCACCATAACCAATCGAGTCTATATACCCCTGTGAGCAGGTGCGCTCGTAAAAGATATCCCGAACCTTACCGGCTATTTGAAATGTATCATCAAACCTAAACTCTATTGCGTCCGTGATCTTACCGCCCTGCCGTATGACTATCGCTGAAGCATCGCCACCAAGAGACATGCCGACATCAATACCCATAATTCTTGGATGCCCATGAAATGTTACCTTCCTGTCGAATGCTGACTCTATTACCTGTATGGGGATCAGAACGAACGAAGACGATATATCAAAGTCACATTCAAACTCCTGACTGTATTCCGACTCTGACATTTGTTTTCTGGCCTGGTGTAGTTCATCAGCGTCAAGAATACCTGTTTCGGACGCTTTAAACCGTTTGCAATACCAATCATCGTCGCGCCTTGCCAACTGGTACAGATCATAGAAATGATCATGCCCCTTTGGTGTTCCAATAAATATCACCCACCCCTTGCGGTCCGCCAAAGTCGGTCTAATGACCTCACCGTATAGTGTAGGTTGGCATTGTGCCACCTCATCAATAACAACGCCATCAAAGTACTGACCTCTCAAACTATCAGGATTATCAGCCCCGAAGAGTTGTATCCTGGCACCATTCGGGTAATCTATCCTGAGTTCTGATTCGTTGATCATTATGCCTGGTATCGGTCTTGAAAATTGCTTCAAGTAGTCCCAGGCCACGGACTTGGCCTGTTTATACAGTGGTGCGATGTAGGCATACCTGGGGTTTATCAAATCCTTCGCCAATGCTGCATCAATCAGGGAATTAATAGCCAGGACCGTTTTACCAAAACGACGATGGCAGACCAGTACGCTAAACCTCTTTAGGTTGTCATGTATCTCTGCCTGTTGCTCTCGGGGATAGTATCCTGTATCAATCATTCGGTGCGCGGTTTATCCCTGTTCTTACAGTCAAATCACCTGAGTGTTCCTGCTGTGTCTTGTCCTGCCATCCGAAATTTTTCAGCGCGAAAATAGGCCCGGTTGGGTTTCTTCCGAATAAATTTTTCTCTGCGTAATTTTCGACTTTTGTTTTGTAGTATTTTATAGTGTTTACATATTCAGGCCTGTTGGCGTACTCAATGAGGGTTTTCCTGGTGGTTTCCAAGGCAAGTGCAAGACCTGTGATGGTGTATGGTTCGCCGTTTTCATCACATTCCTCAAAGTACGCAAAACAGTCGTGGTCGAGCTGCCAACAATCACCAAATTTTAACGGTTTCCCGACTGGCATTTCTTTTTGTCCTTTTTGAAAATCGCATCATAATTGGTGCGGTATTTCTTTGACCCTAAATTCTTACGGTATGATTCTTTTTTGTCGCTCATCCCCTCACCTTCTGAAGATGCAAGAAAGCCTCTGTCATTAATGCTGCATTGTATGTCGCAAAATCTTCACCCTTGAGCCGCCTCAACTTGTTTTCCTCCCTGTGGCTTATCTCATGGGCAAAAAGCTCGATTATAGATAGCTTTGAGCATTGTGGTGCTATGTATACGTTGATATTGTCCTCATCAATGAAACCCCAACACCCGGCAAAATCAATCTGCCCCTGGATGTACTCTGCGCTCTGCTCGTCTGCATCATACGCCTGGATAATATCCTGTGGGGTATCGTGGATGGTCAGCATTAGCTTTCCGGCTCTCGTTTCGGGACACGGAGACAGCCTTCGGGCTGACCGGGCATTTGGTCGCCTTTGGGATATACCGGGTTGTCTCCTTGACCTTCTTGTTCTGTACGTTCTTCTTCCACACTATTACAGTATCAAGAATAGGGAGCCGTTACCGTCCAGATATAGACGATTTTTAAAAAGGTAGGAATTTTAGGTAGGTTTATGCTGCGGGTTCTTCTAATATCTCAAGAGTATGAAAAGTATGACTGCAATCGAGGCATTGTTTCCGTCTACGTCTTCCTGGCTGGTCTCTCAATCTGGCATTACTCTGAGTTACCGACACCCCACCCCCACACACAGGACACATATCGGGTTCCCAATAGCCGTTACTGAGCAGTTTTAACAGTTCTTTTTTCATCTTTTCGCCTTATTTTAAGTTCATTCCGATACCTGCACCGTGCCAACCCTCTACAATCATACAGCCCAACCTGATCGCCGGTAACACACACAAGAGCGCAATAGTAACCAGTGAGTGGGCATTTGGTTTTTTCCCATCCTGGCGGTATTTTCATTTCATCCTCGCAATTTGGTTTTTAGCCACGTTTTGCCCCGGTCCCACGCAAACCCGGCCAGCACAATGCACACCAGTGTCATGATTACAGTGCCTACAAATACATTGCAGCACCGGCCTATTGTCTCGATAATGATCATTTCTGCTCCTTTATTTTAGATTACGGGTTGTTTTGAAATAACGTCTTCTTTGGGTTTAAACGCCTGGATCTCTAATATCTGCTGCCAAACCTTGTCTATTTCAGCCTTTTCACCCAAAACAGTAAGCGATAATTCGTATTTTGGCGGCTTTGTATCTGTCTGCCGGATAGGGATGGTGTGTATCAATATGTCTATTTTCATTACACTTTTCCTTTGATAATCATTAATCTGAATTTTGTTCTTCTATGAGTTTTATTGCTTCAAATATTGGGACAACAGCTTGTGGGACTATGGCATTTCCATATCCTTTAAGTTGGTCCAGGAAGTTGGGTATCCCATCAACTTCTGTGGTAATGTCGGCTTTGGATATCCTCCGAGTCTTTTGATTGCTTGGACTACTATATTCCCTTGAAAGCCTTTTGTGCGTAGATGAGACTCTATTTTGAAATTTAACCGTTGACCATCTGACGCTTGTGGGGTGGGCCACAATGAATATTCTATCTCTGATATGGTTAAATCCAAACGAGGCCGCCGATATACTCTCCCACTCCGCATCGTACCCGCTTTGGGCCAAATCCCTGAGAAATCTTCCAAACCACTCCCCCCCCCCGCCAATAAGCAGGTTTGGCACGTTTTCCATGACAACGTACTTTGGTCTAACATCGTGACAAATACGAAGGATTTCACCGTAGAGACTTGATCTCTCCCCCTCAAATCCAAGATGTTTTCCATTTGATGAGAGATCTTGACAGGGGAATCCACCTGAAATAATGTCAATTGAACTTCCGTCATGTTCATATGTCGTAACATCCTCATGAATAGGCACATCAGGCCAATGTTTTTTTAACACTTTCTGTGCAAATGGTTCTATCTCAACAAAGCTATGTATTTCATGTTGCTGCCCCCATACCCAGGACGCAGCCAGGGCAAAACCGCCGATACCTGAGAACAAGTCAAGATGTCTGAATTTTTTTAATCTGTCGCACATATTTTTTAATTTCTTCCTTTGTACCAGTTGCAACCAAAACGAGTTTTACCTTCCTAGCCTCTGTTGTGGTCTGATATTGCGGGATTTCTTTTATTTCAATTGCGGCTTTCATGAGTTTTGGTCATAGGTTCCAATCATCTTTATATATTGTAAAGTTTATTCTTCCCTGATATTAAACCCGACCACAATACCGACGATCAGGGCAATAACGCCGATTAGTAACAATATTGCAAGCTCGTTCATGCTGATTTCTTCCATATGTATTGTTTATATACATCGCCGACACCTCTCAGATTGGGCAATAAATGGCTGTCATCGTACCTGCTCATCATGATATGTGGTTTTTCGTACTTATAATTTGTGCATTGGCAACACCAGGGGATGAACTTATCATCAATAGAGCATCGTGACAGGCATACGCCCCGGTTTTTACAGCCAGAGGCATCTATACTCGCTTGACGCCTTAGATATTCTGGCGTTCCCTTTTCCGGCTTTGGAACGGCGCACAGGTTATCGTTCTGTGGCTTTGCCCGCTGTTTCCTTTTTTGTCTACGGGATATTTCACGCCTCCGCTCTTTACGATGTTTGTCACACCTGAACGGTGCTCTACCAGTCCGGCCGACAACAAATTCAACACCACAATCAACGCATTTTATGACACGGCACATCACAAGACCGCCGTGCTCTTTACAGGAATAATTTTTTACTTTTGAACCGTTTGGCAATTTAATTTCCTTGTATACGATCTGGTCAATCGTGCATTCGCAGAACATCTCCCCGTCTAATGATGGGGCATAATCACTGCAATCTGTTATGTATATTACATCTGGTTTCATCTTACCCCCTTTCCTCAAAATATAGCTCACCGTTGTATAACGTAATATCAGCTATTCTCGGCTTCCAGTGTGTAGCTTTTTTACCCTTCACTTTCTTGAGTTTTCGCCATCCCCACAACTCTATTTTGCCGCCGTTTTTAAGCCATGCTTTTGTATTATCAGCCTCATCTTTTAAAAGCTTTCGCTTGTGAGCTGCGAAGTCAGACCCGCACACCTGCACACCGACTATCCCGGCATCCAATACAATTAAATCTATGATATTAAACAGATCTACCCTGCGTCTTGCCCACTGCTGCCAGTATTCAACTTTCCACCACTTCAAACCGTGACGTTTTATAATCGCGAGGGTCCGTTCCATTGGTGACATTTATTTAACCCCCAAAGAAAGAAGGCAATACCCTAGAATATCACCATAGGGACTTTCCCCTAGGGCATCCCTGTCTGTTGCAATGCGTTTTAATTTATCGAAGATCCGAACAATAGTTAGCATGTCGGCATATTTTTCTGTTGGGATACCACCGGGGTATAAAAGCAAGAGGAAATCTCCGGCCTGTCCGAAAGAATCACCATAAGCCGCTTGTTTCTGCAATACTAAATCTGCTATCTCTCTAGCGATTACATGATAATCTGATTCAGATATCGCATCCCGCAGTACCCCAGGTTTTTCAGTTTCAGGACTCATATCAACCCTCCTTTAGTTTTTTGTTAATGTTTAGGTATCCGGCTTGCCCGGATCACCGGTTTGTTTGATCAAAAGGGGATGTCATCATCCGGTATCGGCCCCTGCCCCTGGTGTCCCTGACTTTGTGCCTGGTTTGGCTGCTGTTTGGGGTGACTTTGGGCTTTTTCTCCGGCGAAATGGAAGCGGTTTACAATAATGTCCGTAGTGTAAACCGTAGTTCCATCTTTATCATAGCTGCCGTAAGATATTTCGCCTTCAACCCCAATCTTCGAGCCTTTCTTAACATACTGTTCGATAATCTCCGCAGTCTTCCCAAACACCACACAACGGTGCCAGGATGTTTTATCCTCACCATTAACCTTTTTGTTTGTGGCTAATGTGAAATTAACGACCGCTGTCCCCGATTGTGCATAACGTATTTCTGGATCTCTGCCGACATTCCCAAGAAGGATTGCTAAGTTCATGTTATTCTCCTTTAAATTAGTTCGAACATCCCGCGTTTTTGTTTGAACAAGACGCGCTGTTCTACGCCTAAAGCGCCCTGTCTGTTCTTAGCTAAAATTATATCTGTTCTGGATGGGTCTTTCGTTTCGTCGTAGTATCCTGGCCGATAAATCAAAAAGACCATATCCGCATCTTCTTCAAGCATTCCTGTTTGCTTTAAATCTGATAATTCCGGTTTCTTATCCTGCCGTTGCTCTACGTTCCGGTTGAGTTGACAAAGAAGGAAAATTGGTAATCTCAACTCTTTTTTAAGCAGGGCTATATTGCTGCAATTGTCTGTGTAAGTTTCAAATTTTGATTGATTTATTTGACCGCGTATTTTTGATAGCTGGTCAATAAAAATAACCTGGCACCCCATTTTCTTAAACTTGCGACATTTGCGCTCGACATCCTGTATTTTACAATCTGCATCGTCTACATAAATAGGCAGGACTGACAGATTTTCAGCCGACATCTTGATAGCCCCCATACTCTCTTTGCTTAATGATTCCTTTGCATAAAAACACAGGCTATTTACATCTGATTCAATCGATAACAACCGGTCTGCCAAAGATTCCTTGTCCATTTCGATTGACAGAAACCCGACTTTGATACCTCTGTTGGCAAGATAACGAGCGATAGATAAAGCAAGTGCTGTTTTGCCCATCCCCGGCCTTGCTGCGATCAATATCAACTTACTGCCGATAACTTGTATAAAATTATCAAGCAACGGCATCCCAAGCGTATATCCTGTGCCTGACTGATCCCGGCTGGCTGATTCGATCCGGTCTAACGCATCGTGCATCAATGTTTCCATATCAAAAATCTGATCTTTGCTGCTTGTGGTCTGTATCTGTAATATTTTGGATTGGGACTCGTTGATATACTGCTCAACGTCTTTGACCGTTAAACCCCTTTCAATAATTTCAGACGCAGTTGTTATCATCTGCCTTGTGACGGCATGGTTTTTAACAACATTGGCGTACTTCCTCACGTTTAGGGCTACTGGTGCGCTGTCAGATATAGCAGCAAGATAAGCTGCGCCGCCTATTGATTCTAATTCATCCAGGGCTTTCAATTCATGAGCTACCGTCACCAAATCGACAGGTTCTTTTTTCTTGGTCAGAGAAAGCATAACTCTGAATATCTTCTTGTGCGCCCCTTTGTAAAAATCATCAGGATTCAAATCATCTACATATTCGAAGCCAGCGTTATTGATAAACAAGGCTGACAAAATAGCCTGTTCAGCATCCATGTCATGCGGTGGGGTTCTGTCAAGTAACGGTTCTATCATGCTAATTTCTCCGCAAGTTCTTTATCAATGTCTTCTTGAGATTGTGGCTTTGGAAGCTGGATAATCTTTATGTAACCTCGCTTAATCGCATTCCGCACCCATGTTTGATATGTTGCATACCAAGATTGATATTTTTTACCTGTTTTCTGGAAATGGAGTTTGAAGGCCTCAAATTGATCTTTAGCCTGTGAATTAGACAAACCTTTTGACAAAGCATATTCTAAATGCTCTTTTTGTATGGAATAGTTCTCTGGGATTTTCACAGCGACTTCATACATCCCCAAACTTTCTTTTTTATATATTTTTTCTTTTTGTTTTATATTGTTTTTATCAGTACCATCTTTGGTACTAGGTTTTGTTCCATTAATGGCACTACCCCGTGCCTTCTTTGGAACAAAAACCCAAGATGTGTATATCTTGTTTAGGCGGTACATAGAGGTTAATTTTGTTCCATCTTTGGCACTACGTTTTTCGACTTTTATGATGTTCTTTTTGGATAGCTCGGTTAATGCTCTATGGACATGCCTTCTGTCTAATCCTGTAAGATCAGCGAACCTTGTAAGCGATATAGAGCTTGTCTTTCTATTCCAACCGTAAGTATCCCTCAGAACAACAAAAAGACATTGCATTTGTGTTGCTGGAATTGAATATGATGCTAATGCTTCCATAAGTTCATTGGCTATCGCGGTATAGCCATTCTCCTTTTGTGCTGACATTAAATTCCCAACCGTTCCCGAAGTTCTTCAAGTTTCCTGTCTTCTTCCTGCTGTGTTTTTGATGTCTGCTGTATCAACGATTTTTCGCGCTCGTATTCAACCCACTGCTGCCGGGTTGGGATTCGTGATTTGTATTTTTGTTTTGATATTGCTGGTATCATCGTAACCCCCTTGTGTAAGTCGTGATGGCAAAACTGGCAGACAGAGATTAAATTATATTGGGCATCATCCCCACCGGCCCCGACTGTCTTTACATGATGTGGTGCAAGCATGTTCTTCGGGAAGATATTGCCACATACTTGGCACCTGTATCTGTCGCGCTCCTGGACTCGCTTAACCAATCGTTTCCAAATTGCGGAATTGCGTTTGATTTTGATTCTTTCTCTTGGTGGTTTGTATGGTGTCATAAACCCTCCGTTCTACTCTCCAAATATTGCCGGTATTCTTCGGCCTCAAAAGCTGCCATATCCATACTATACCCGCAGTATCCGCACTCTATGTGACCGTTACCTGTTACCCATTTCCATACTGTCCCGGTGTTGTTGCAGTTACTACAGGGACATTTCATTTCTTTTTTGCAGTTTGGGCATATCATGGGTTGTTTCCAATAATGCTCAACATAACTGGCTGGCGTAGCCTGTCCATGTTCATGTTTTTATTATTTTTCTCGTAGATCATACTCGTAAATCAAAACACCTTGGGACGTTTTAAATTGAAGTCTGTACCATATGATACGGCAATCAACCTTCTGATCTGGTATGTTATGGTCAGCACAAAAACCTGGGTCATAAGGTTCAAAGAAGGATATTCTTGTTTGTGTTGAATCAACTTGCCTTTTAGTCATATCGAAAGCCCCACCGACGAATACAGCTGTTTTCATGTTAAAATTCTCCTAAAGAAAAATAATTGTTGAGGTATCCGGCGCGAAGCAGTCCGGATTACCGGTTTATTTTTGAGCATCTAAAAGTTTGACATAATCGTCCACATTACTGATTCCTACTAATCCTGCATGATGTTCAAGCGCAGACGCAATATATCTGTGGCTTTCGGGTTGATCGCAGTTCTTATAACTTAGTGATTTAACCAACCAATGGGTTTGTTTTGTTTTGTCGTCGTAGATAACTGTTTCAACAAAACCGCACCGGATCTTAGTTAGATGATCCACCTTCTCTTTGGTATTCATGTTCTCGTTGAAATTCATGTTGGCAATGTACTGACAAGACCCCTTGTAACAGGATAGTTCTATGTACGACCGTGTTTTAACTTTACTGGCTCTTGTAACCTTAACCCGCAACGGTTCGTTGATATAGAAGTCATCAAACAACTCAGCATCAGACTCGCTGAATACAGTTACCTGGCCCTTTCCGGTCTTTTTAGCTAAACAATCAATCATGCTGCCGCCCTAATGTCGTTCATCACGGTTTCAACCAGTGCTTTAAATTCAGCCAACCGGGTTTCAATCATTTCCAGTTCGTTTGAAAAAGCTTCTTTTTCTGTATGGCATACAAAAAGGTTGCTTTCTTGAGGGAAAGAAGAACAGTAAGAGATATAATCAATCCAATCTCGGCCCGATTCACGCAGATTAAATACAAGTTGCCATTTGTATTTTGGATCGAAAGACTTTCGTTTGATTGTGGCGTAGTGAACGGTGGGGAGGACTGATTTGATTTCTATCACACCATTATCCGAAACCAGCCCGTCTGGTGAGCAACCAGTGTCCCCGTTATCAAAAAAACCACCGTTGGTAACATCTGTGAAATAGAGTTCTTCGTACCGCAACCGGGCTATTGGTTCCTCTGCGTGGCCCCGATCCATATGGGCGTTTGAAAAACCATCGCTATCTATCATTTTTCCGGTCAACCGCTCTACAGCAATGTTTACAGATAATTTTTTTGCAGGTTCTCCAAACGCCTTGCCGTAGTTTGCCATTATGCTTCCGATTACAGAACCAGTAATCTTACCGGCCCTCATAGCCAACCACTCGTCCGTGTTCTGTTCAATATTATGCCACATTCTTTTCAGCCTCCGCGATTAAAGCCGCTTCATTCTCAGCGCTAATTTCCATGTGACGTTTTACGGAATTGAGATTCCCCTCTCTATGGTAAGCGGCAATAGCCCTATCCCATGCCTGTGTTTGGGGTAACAGCTCCGGTTTTCTTAGCCTCGGGGCCTCGGTGCTAATCCTTAACCCCTCAACCGTGTTGCGACCAAAACGGACGTTCTTATCAACATAGACCGTGACCGGTATGTTGTTCCAATCGTCAATAAAGGCTGAACCCGTCAAATTCCGCATGGTCCGTGAGTTTGTGGCATTCAGGATCATAGGTTTGAGTTCTTCGCCAGGCCTGATCTCTTTTTCGATAAAAAAAGCAGTGTTGAATTTATCTTTTGTTTTTTTGGTTTTATCGGGCAGAAGTTGAACGTTTTTGATCGTTAATACCGTTGGCTCAACAATATCCGCACTGCTTAAATACGGGGCGTCAAATGCCTTTCTGTAGTGGGTTTTTTCTGTAGTCATAATAACCCTCCTTATTTAGTAGTTGATAGAAACAAAAGGAATGTTGCCGTGCACGATTTCAGTTATTAATTTTTTCCCGGTGTCTTCATTAACACCGATAATGTTAAGGGCCTGAAGGATTTTATTATTCACGGAAGCTTGATGTTTTCTATTCGCCGCTTTTCTGTCCGCCTCTGCCTGCAACTCGCGTTGTCGCTTTTCTTCTGCCTCACGTTCAGCTTTTGCAACCGCCGCCGCTTCTTCCCTCGCGCGTTTGACCGCCAACTCTTTTTCGATCCTGGCCCGTTCTTCTGCGGCTATCCTATCGCGTTCTGCTTTTTCTGCGGCTTCTTTGGCTTCGCGCTCAATCCGTTCTTTTTCTTCACGCTCATGTCTGATCTTTTCATCTGCTTCTCGTTTCGCGCGTTCAGCCGCTTCTTTTTTCAACCGTTCTTCGCGCTCGATTCTTTCACGTTCAGCGCGTTCAGCCTCTTCTTTTTGCCTACGTTCTTCTTCCTGCCGTCTGAGTTCAGCCTCTTTGCGCTCAATTTCGCGTTGCCGGTCAACCAACTCGTTTTCTCTCAACGCTTCTTCGTGTGCTGTTTCAATCTCAATGCGCAACGCCTCTTCTTCGATACGGAGCTTTTCAGCCTCTTCGTATTCAGTCAGGGGTTTACGGACTTCAGCCTTTTTTTCGTCAAGCCAATCCCTTGCCCGTTTGCGCTCGGCATCAACAAGCTTTATTCTAGCCTTTTGCTCTGCGACCAACTCTTTACCGGCGTTGTCGATAAATGTCTTGGATTGGGCTATTTTATAAGCAAACGAGGCTATTTCCTTACGACCGTTTAGTGTTGAAACATCCGGCTTAAAGGCGGATATTTTTTTCCCAATCTCTGCCAAAACAGGATCGAGACCGTTTTCTGAAAACAGAACAATTGGTTTAATATCTTTAGGCACTAATGCTGTTTCTGTATTCATGCTACCTCCCTTTCAACAAGGTCATACTCAACCCCATCAGCATATACAGGGCCGTTGATCTCGACCTTGATACCGTCAATCTCTTTTTCGATATTGTCTATATCAACCCGCATACCGGCTATTGTAACGGTTACGCCCATATGCTTAATGATGCTCATTGCCATTTCAGCAGCGAGTTCCTGAATGTTTTTTTCGATTTCTTTAAGTGTCATGCTGCCACCTTCCTTTCTGCTAAAAGCTTTTTTTCTTCATCTGTAAACAGGGGATCGTGTAATTCAGGCACAAACTCTTCAGGATGGCGAAAAATGATATCCCTTAAACCAAAATCCATATTTATACTGATTGTATTATCTTCCCTGATATCCTCGTTTGTGTTGGATTCCGGGTCTACTCTCATACCATCAATCGTTAAACAAATATTGAGATTGTCCCTGTATTCGGCTAATGCGTCTGAAATTAACCGTCTGATACTTGTGTGACCGTACATACCTACCCCCTCGCGGCCTTGATCCAAAATTTCAGGCCGAAGTATAAAAAACCGAAAGCGCCAGCGAAACCAAGGGTTCTGGCCTGATATGGATAATCAAAAAAATACGGTGCAGAAAACGATATAAAAAAACAAACCGCCATCATTGTTACCGTAAGTGCCTTGTCTAATGTGTCTGCCATTGTGTCTCTCCTTTCGGTCCAGTGTCGCGCTACCCAATCGTGACACCGGACCTTCCTTTATTGATATTTATTCATTAACCGGGCTTGCATCTCGTTAATTTGCTGATTCAGCTTGATAAGGTGCTTGCCGAGTTGCACGTCTTCTTGTTTGTCTATTTTGTTGTCTTCAATAATATCTGCCATCAGCCGAATTGAATCGGAGAATTGACGGATCATTTCTACAACATCTTTTGTTACTAATTTCTGGTCTGTTTGCGGTAGCTTGAACGCTACCCTGCCAAGCCTTGATTCAATCAAGTCAAGTACCGATAAATCATCGCTACAGGCTTTCATGAAGGGGATTAGTTTTTTTAGTGGAAAGGGGTAATGGTCATGCGGGTTCAACTGCCGGTGCAATGATGTCGGGTTACATCCGATATGGTCTGCTATCCATTCAACACTAAGGCCGTGTTTTTTTGGCATCTCGTGGAGTGTGTTAGATATTTCGCACATCTTTATAATTCCCTGTTTGATTTTTTATTGTTATGGTTAAATAAAGGAGGCAGCAGCATGAACGATGTAATAAATTTAAATGGTGAGATTAATAAACTCATGCCGCTACCCCCAAGACTTGTTGAATTTCGACCGCTGAACCTTCAAGCCATAGTTCGGGACTTGTGTTTGTGATCCGGGCTAATTGTTTAGCCCTTTTCCAGTTAGGCCGTTGTTTAGCGTGAACTAATCTGTTCACATATGGCTTGGAAACGCCAAGGCAAGCTGCTAAATATGTTTGTGTGATCTTCATGGTTCGCATTGTAACTAAACAGTTAACTGATGTCAACAAAAAAATTCACTTTAGTTCACTTTTGTGAATTGTTTTTTTAAACCAATAGGTTAACTTTATGTTTATGGTTGTTTACGACAAAGAATACGATGATTTTTTAAAGGCTCTCTCTTTTTACGCCGACAAAATGAGCGTGAAGGTTTTGGCTGGTAAATATAAATGTGCTCCTAATCACATTTATCAAATCATTAATAGAGCTAAAAATGCAGGGCGGCAGACACAAAAAACAGTTGCAAAAGCTTGTGGGTTTGAAACAGTTTCCGAGTTTGTTGCATCCATAAAACAAGACGACGAATCGATAGTCAAAATTAAAGATCCTGAAGTTTGGCTTCACTACCAAATAATTCAAAAATTCAAAAATAAAAATCTTGCAAGAATCGCAAATGAACATCTGTTGGAATTAGAGGAATTAGACCCGATAGCTTTTGGTGATATAGTTTCAGCTATCAGACAGAAAATCAAAGAAATAAAGGGAGAAAGAGGTAGCCAAAAGAACGGCACAACGGGGGAATGAAACGCCCGCCTCCGGGGGAGTGGGAGAGGCGGGAACCGGACAATATAATAGTGACTGACAGCCAGTGCAGGGCCATATCATCTCAAGACCCCCGGATTCCATTAGGAGCACATTTTGGCCCGTTTTTAGGCCCTAAAAACTCGCGCTTGATCAATTCTGTACTGCCGCATATCGCACGTTCCAAACCGGTTTTTCTCAATATGTCTAGTTACAGGATTGATAAAAACACAGAGGTTCCAGCGGCTGAACTTCACATCATAAAAAACTCGTATGGTGGGTATATTTTCATGTTTTGGCGGAAAGCAATCATCAGACCAAGAACCAACCCAATGCAATTACCGGATAGGGAGGTAGTGAGTAGCAGTCAAAATTCGTTCATTGTATCTGAATCCGGCTATATTCTGGCTGTCGCATTTCCGGACCGCGCAGTCGGTAATGTAATCGGCGTCAATATATATGATACTATCTGGCCCGAATATATTCGCGCTGTCAAACGTGCAGTTAAAAAGGTGCTTGAAACTCATGAGCCGGTGGACATTGAGTACAAATTCTCTCTTTATGACGAAACCAGGCACAAGGTGGGTTATATCAGTCCCGCAGGTGGAAAAAATATCGTTTTCAACGTAAGACGTATCACGCAGCAGGAACTAAAATTAAAGACAGGTTAACAGGGAGGCAACATGAAAAAAATAATCATTTCTTTGTTTTGCTTTATGGTACTATTGTTCGCTATTTTTCTGCACGTTAAAACAACCACACCAGCCTACGCAGTGATGTGTTTTTTGAAGAGTGAATATGTCGATGGAATGAACAAGATATGTATTTACGACTGTCCAAGCGGATCTGCTGCTATCACAGTTGCAGGATATCAATTGTGTCCATTATCCATTGATCGGTGACGGGAGGCGGCATGAAAAAGATAATCATTATATTATTGTTTTGCAGCACCGCATACGCATCACCCGTCACAATAGATAATGTACCAGCGTATAGTTGGTATCACGGATGCTCCCCTACAGCCGTAGGTATGGTTTTGGGTTATTGGGATATGAACGGGTATGACAATCTGTTTGATGCGACCGGTTCTGATGTTTTTCTAACCGCCAACGTACAAGACCACATATCCAGCCCGGAACATAACTATTTTTATGACCCGAAGCCGGACAGAACCGGCACACCACCGCCTGATACGTCTATAGCGGATTTCATGGGCACTTCTGAGGGTTCGCTCTCAATGGGGTCAACATATGTGTCCCGCATAGATGACGGTGCGCGAAATTACGCCGCATGGCGCGGGTACACGGATTGGGTATCATATAATACAAGCACAGATTTTCAGTATATCGTCGATGAAATTGATGCCGGTCGGCCATTGGTAGGGTATGTGGCATCTGGTACGAGCGGCCCGAACCATTCCGTACCAATTATAGGGTACGATCTGGCAAATATGCTCTACGGGTTTTATACGGGATGGGGCGAGTCCGAAAGCATTATGTGGCAACCCTACCGGGGCGTATCGTCACAATGGGCCTGGGGTGTCCGGTCACTGACATATATTCGCCCTGGTGAGCCTGACGAACTCAACCCTGTTCCAGAACCGTCAACGCTTATCCTGTTTGGTGTTGGGTTGTTGGGGCTTGCAAAAATACAGCGGAAAAGGTAAAATACTGCTATGAAAAAACTTATCGTAATAATAGCATTCCTGGCGCTTATGTCATGCGCTGCAAAACAGCCAATGACCGTCGAGCAGCAAGCTAAACAGGACCAACAGACCGAAAAAATAAAGGAAACCACGGTTGACCTGATGGATATCGGAGTCATTGTGTACGATATCGTAAATATCTTAAATTAGCGCTTGACAAAATTATAAAATTTAGATAAATTTACCATAGTCGCGCTACCCAATCGTGACACCGGACCTCGTAAGGGGTCCAAATGACTACAAAATCTGTATCAGCTAACAAGCCAAAGAGGTTATCGAATCTCTCTGGCTTTTCTGCGTCAACATCGCACGACAAATATTATTCAATTCAAAACCCGGCAGACATGGCCCACTCTTGCACAAAAGAAGCGTTGTGTTGGATCTTTGCCCTAACCAACCCAGAAAGCATGTTTTATAAGGACCGCGATAAGACCGGGAATAATGAAACGGCGTGTGGTCAAGGTTGAGTCAAATTTATAAAAGATAAGGAGTAATATCATGCCAATGAATTTCCCAGATTTTCAGAGCCTAAAAGACAGGGCAAAAGTAAGAGGGTTTCGGCAACCCAATGAAGGTGAAACCGAAGAATCATATCGACAATCCCTTGCAAGACATATGGATAATATCGACATGGTTGAGGCCAACGAAATCAGGAACAAGGTTGGTTGGGATCAGTGGACTGATGGGCAAAAGATGGTGACATTTTTGGATGCGATGATGGCCGGTGGTCCTTATGAAGAACGCGTATTTGAAGATGGTAAACCCTGCGGTCATCCTGGGTGTGCTGCACATCAATCACACCCTTGTGAATGTTGCGGCAGAATCGGTGCAAAAGGCGAACGAGTTGATTCATTAATATGATGTACAGAAATGAATATCAATTCAGGAAATTATGCGGCCCATATATAGGAACGCGCGCACGCGCAATCCGCATAACTCCTTATTGGAGCGGACTATGAATAAAATTGAAGAGATAGATCATCTATTGGCAACGTGGAAGGCCGACTATCGCAAGGCATTAAAATCTTGGGATGATTCAGCCTGTTTTTTACTGAAATACAGAATAGAGGTTTTAGAGTCGGCCCTTGCCATCTTGAAAAGGCCGTCCAATACTCGAATGCACATGGACACAAAGCCATGCGGAGAATGCGAAACAGAAAAGAAAAATTATCCCTGGCCTCCCTTCTGCAAATGGTGTGGAAGGGCTTTGAGCCAGTGATCCCCGGCATTGGCCCCCGGTGGAGTGCTGGAGATAACATTATGCTAAGCCGTACCGGGGTAGAGAAGAAGCACTAAATCCGGTGTAGGGGCCAATAAAATAATGAACACGGTTGCGGGGTGTGTAGTCCTCGTAGGCGGCGGGTGGAACCTCTGTACAGGGTGCCCTAAAATACCACCTACATGCCCCGCACCGGTTATCACAATATTAACAAAAATGCTTGGAGGTAAATATGGAGATTGTCAGAATTGGAAACGATAAAAATATATCTAACAAAACCGACCGGATTTCGTTCGAACATAATGGTGAAAAATTCACAATTACACCAGAACACGATGGGTTCAGAATTCACAAGCACCAGTTTAACGATGGTGGTTTAATTATATGTCCATGTTGTACAAACGAAGTTGTGGTTTGCTGAACACGCATTTTTATTAATAAAATAATGCACCGGACGAGCCGGTGATCATTACATTGGACGGACTTATGAAAAAATTAATAGAGATTACAAATTGCTACAAGTGTGGAAATTGCGGGACAATTGATTGCAGAAATCACTTTTGTACCAAATCTGCACGTATGAGAATAGATGTAAATATTTTCAAAGAAATCCCGCAATGGTGCCCTCTTCCAGGGCCGTCCAATACTCAAATGCACGTGGGCACAAAGCCCACTAAATTTAAAAGATGTATATGTGGTGGTCACGGAATAAAATATTGTCAGTATTGTGGAAGGGCTTTGTGCCAGTGATCCCCGGCAATTCTTAGATGGAGGAATTAACAATGGAACGTTTTGAGTATTTTAGATCGCAATTAGTCCCAGGAAACATTGACACTTTAGTCTATTGGGCCGATAGGTGGGACGGTGAAAGCTTCGACATACACCCGTCTGCTATTCCAATTGGTGAAATCGTCAAAGATGTTACATATATCAATTCTGAAGACCCAAAAGAATATGTAATGACTGCAAATGGTTTAGTCGAAAAATAATAAGCCAATGAACACGGACAAGCCGGTTATGTACGTCATTACCTTAACAAGGAGGACAAAAATGAAACCCCAAAGATCTAAACCAAAACAGTATACAAACGAGAAAACAGAATTACAGAAACGCGAGCTGATGGCACAACGCCTGGCAGACTTAGAACGCCGGGTGCTGCGCGTTGAGAAATCAGCTAAATAATACATAAAATATCGCGGGGTCCGCTCGTTCACGGCCTGTTAAATGCCTGGATTGTCGGATCGAGAGTGCCAGGACATGGACCCCGCTACCAGACAAGGAGTGTTCTAAATGATTCACAGATTAAAAACCGACCCTATGGTTTTCAGCCATGTCTATAACGGTTTAAAAGATTTTGAGCTTAGAAAAAATGACCGTGATTACAAAGAATCCGACACGCTTCTTTTGCAGGAAACTCAACACACCGGTGTTGAAATGAGAAACGGATGCAAGCTGGTTTACACCGGCAGAGAAATAGAATGCGAAGTCCATTATATTTTGCATGGGCCTATTTATGGCCTGCTGGATGGATGGGTAATTATGGGCATTGAAGTTATGAAACATTCATCAACGCCCATTCAAGAGTACACCAAATAAAGGAGAGTCATATATGAGTAAATATGAAGTCCGTAATAACAGATGCAAATGCCACCCTGAAACCTGTGGGTGTGATCCTTGTGTAATCCTGCGTGATGCTTCGGAATATGTCACGATTTACAATAAGCACACCGCTATGGAGATCTGCCGGAACCTGAACAATTGTGATGAGATGGCAGATTTACTCTATAAGTTTTGGGCTGCTAAAATAGATGACTCTGTGCTGATTGATTATGTCCAGGGCAAGCTTGAGGATATTTAACCACCGATAAAGGCCAGTTGTAAAGAAATACTTTACAACTCAAGTAACCCCCGGAAAATACATGACACAGCCGGGAGGTTTAACAATATAAAAAGGTGAATGACATGGACGTTAAATTCAAACAGCTTTTAGATCGGTGTAAGTGTGGAGTGCATATAACCGTAAACAGCCATAGGGATTATTATCAGAGTGCTGCCGAAAGCCTTGAGGAAATATCTTGTATGGAGTGTCCACCATCCATTGACGAGGATATTAAGAAAATCATGATTGAGACAAATACAATTGTAAACATCCATTTTTATCCTGATACCCCAATCGGTTTTTACAGCATTTATCATTATGATTTTGATGCTGCATTAGACCAAGCATTGGCTTGTTTGGATTAACGAATATCAAAGGAAAAGTGTAATCATTGACCGGGCCAATTGTTGACATAAAAGGATTAGCCAGTTACCTTGGCATAAGCGAAGCCTTTTTATATAAGAAAAAGGACGGCGTAAAGATGTGGGAAACGCTGCCTCATTCTAATTTTGGCGGTATCCGCTTTAATATCAACTCAGTATGGGAGTTTTTAGAAAATGCCGACGAAGGAAAAGGACGGGACATACAAGGGCCGGGTGAGACTGACAGGGTTTCCCCAGAAGACAAAGACCGGGTTCAGGACTTGGAACGAGGCAAAGGCGTGGGAACTTCGAACGTCAGAACATTTAAAAAAGCCTCCACTGGAAAGCAAGACTATGACATGGGGAGACGTGGCCGATCTTTGGTTAATAAATTGTCTAAAGAGATGGAAGCCCAAAACATGCAACAATAAGGCCCTCGCTACGGACAAAGCCCTTGAGTTTTGGGGGTATGATCCATATATGGACGAAATCTCTGTCTTAATGATTGAGCAATACCTCAACTCCATACCAAAGGGCAAAACGGCCAACCGCTACAAAAGAGAACTGAGAAACTTCTTTTATTATGCGATGGATCGTGGGTTAGTCACTGAAAATTTCGCAAAGAAAATAACCAAATTCAAAGAGAGGCCATTTAAAAGATATGTCCCGCCGAAAGAAGATATTGAGACAGCTAAAGCCTTTGCAGACCCACTTGAGCACGATATTATTATGATCGCTTACAATACACTTGCCAGGGCTGGTGAGATCCGAAACTTAAAATGGGAAGATGTTAACCTTGAAAAGAGAGAAATCACCCTTTGGACCGGCAAAAGGAATCAGGGTGACAGAAAAGATGATACCTTAGAGTTGACAGATACACTATATGAAATTCTAAAAGAGCGATGCAAGAATAAAACCCACAATGAATATGTACTGTCCTACAAAGGGAAAAAACTGGCACAATGGTGGGTTAATGAAATTATGGAAAAGATTAACAAAAGAGCTGAAGATGCCGGGGTAAAATACAAATATTTCACGTTGCATTGCATTCGGCACCATGTCGCGGCCCTACTATCATATCGACTCAGTTTGGTCGAATTATCGAAGATTTTACGTCACAGGAACGCGACCACAACTGACATATATCTAAGATCTCTGGTCACAATTAAAACCAAGGGTATAAAAGTCCTTGACGATATCCAGAAAATCGAATCAGCAGATGTTATTTCTTTCCAGGATGCGATTAATAAAAAAAGTGAAAAATGAGTGGCACTCAGAGTGCCACTTTCCATAAAAAAAGGGGTAAAAATATAGAAATGAGTATAAAAAGCGGCCTCAGAAAAAGCCTGGTAACAAGCGTTTTCGCGCGTGGTTGCTGGATCGTGAAAAATCGGCTTATCGCCTGGACGGCGGTCCGGTTATCGACATTAAAATTGTTGATTCAAGCGGCGAAGAAGTATGGTATAATTAGCTTTCAGAGTTTCGGGGCTTCTCTCAAAAAGCCCCCACCGGCCAAAAAAATTGGCACCGAAAGGGCCACTTTCTGAAAATATGATGAAAACAACCCCAATTAATTCAACTTACGGGCTAAATTAAATTAAGGATGGTGAATAGTGATTGCCCATGCGTATGAAATAGTTAATGACCTTCTAAAAGGCGTGAACCTAAAAGACGATCTGACCGTCAACAAAATCCTAAGAGATGGGTACAAAGATGTTTTCTGTAAGAAGGTGTATTACGGTCAAACTTCAAGCGGATATAAAGCGTGGAGAAAAGCTTGCCGGGTTATGACCGGTAAACAGCCCATGAGAAAAGAAAGCGAACGGCAGAAGAAGAAGCGTAACGATCCGAATCAGATGGAGCTTTTCTAAATGAACAAAACAAAAATACAATTTACGCAACAATGGGGTATGCCTGAACCTGAAACCAAGACCATCACAATTGAAACCGATTTGATTGGGTTATCCGTGTCTGAATTTATGGATGATATAATCAAACCACTGCTACTGGCTATTGGGTATCCGGTAGCAAGAGTCGAGAAATATTTTGAAGATTAAACTTGTTAACATATAAAGGGGTTTGAGATGGAAAAGGAAAAATGGATTTGTCACGACTGTAAAAAGGAGATAATCCCACCGATTGGAAAGCCTTTTGGAAACGGTGATGGTAAGACTCGGTGTGCTTCATGCGCTGTTGATCACTATATGAAAAACCCAGGCGCAATGGTCCGATTCAAAGGTAATAATATTTTAAGCAATTGTTCTGCTTAATAATACATATATGTGAATAAACCCGATAGTCTCATCACATATATGTCAATCGGATAACAAACAAAAATGCGGGTTATGCGGGTTCGTATAACTCCTTATTAGGGCGACAAAAAAGGGGTCTTTAAACGATGAAAATGGCAAGAAATAAAAATTATTGGTTGGCATTCTTTGGGTGCCTTTCTTGTACGGTTCTTACACTGACTACTCGTTTTTCCTGGGAAAGTTTTAACCGACTTTTTATGTCAGATTTAAACGTGGTTGTGTGGCTTTTCGTGGCGTGGTTGTTTGATGACCAGCGCCCTAATTAAGTTAATCGACCGGACGAGCCGGTCATACCAGCATTCTTTCACCTAAAAAGGACAAACATTATGGCAAATCAAATTAGTTTCAAATCGGCAAGGAAAACAATGTGTCGTGGATTGCAAGAGCCTGGGCTTCGAATGTCTTATAAGGCAAACATAGCTATGTGTATTTATGATAACCGCCGTCCTGACGGCAGACTCAACCATGAAAACTGTAACGCTGTGGCTGACAAAATCATAGATATGATCTGGGGACCGGTGAAAGAATCAGCTATTGCAGCGGACCCAAAATATTCTAAAGATGATGACAGGTCAACCTTTAATATGTTCGCAAACTATCCGGCAATTATAAACGGATAGCCGCTGAACTGCATATTGGATGTACGCTTTCATAACTCAACCTGAGTTATTCATTAACCAAGTCATTTGCCGCAATTCGGGCAGCAGTTAGCGTCAATAGGTACGGGTTTACCGCAGGTGGGGCAGATTATCATATGAGCTACCTATAGAAAGGGAAAAACCGTGGTTCAATCCAAGACACACCAGTATCACTTATACCCATCCTGGTGATATAAAAACCTGTGTGACTCGCGGCCCTTTTTGACCGCATCCATTTGGATTGTTTTTGTATAGCACCCGCACTTATACAATGGATATGCCGGTCAAACATATAGAGGGATTTATGGGTGTGGCCGCAAATAAGGAGATTGGGTTTCTCTCCACCTGTCAAGCTCTCAACGATTTTCTGGATTCTGTATGAAAAAGCATAGCTCGATCCGTCCTCACCATGCCAAAGCTTAATAATAATACCATTGATATTTATATTACCTTCATCATGGCCTATGAAGTGAAGGTTTTTCTGCCCCCTGCAAAGTTCATCGACTATTAAGGCACCATTGCTTTTTATATACCACCTGTCATGGTTCCCATCGACCATATAAATATCTGAATCGGTCCATTGGCTGAATATCGCACGGCTGTGGTCAAGTTGTGCGCTATATCCAAGGTGTGTGCATTCATACATATGGCCAGGTCTATGACTCAATCCCTCATGCACATCACCGCTATGCGTTATAAAATCAACACCGTGGTTTGCAAATTCATCAAAGGCATAATACAACATATCTGGATCGGTATATATGCTACCAAGATGTGTATCAGATAATGAACCAAAACAAATTTCATTGCCTTCAAAAGAATGTTCGATAGAATCATGTTGCGGTACGATCAAACTGCCGTTCGCCATTCTCCGCAATTCTGGTTCCGAATACCTTTCTGAAAGTTGCCGGAACAGATTTTCGTTTATCTTTTCCTCCGACGACCCATTACGGCGGCGGTGTTCTCTCATATGCCTACGCACTGTCTCTTTTTTTATCTTTAGCCGTTTCGCTGCACCGAGATAGCCATAATCATCAACAAGTTTTTTAACATTATTTAGATGTTTATCGGTAAGTCTATTAACCATACACCCTCTTATTTTTATGGTGCCAGTTTAATCTTACGGCGGTTTTTCGGATCTGCTGCGAAACCGGCAAAAGCCTTTACACCAACAAGCCAGGCTTTCGCCCTGGTCTTTGACATGCCATCTTCAACCAAAATATCGTAAAACAGATCATCTACGGCCCCTCGCTCAGTCCGGCTAACAAGTTCTCGCCTAATCAGTTCGTAAAAAGCATCATGGACAAGACTGCCCCGCATGGACTCATGAGAATCGAAAGTGGGACCGCTTGGCCCGTCCCAGGCATACCCGGCTTTGATCGTGAGAACACCGACAGGGGTTAGTTTAAGGAACCGGGTGTCCACGGTATAGCCAATAATATTTGTCTTAATTGTGTAATCGCCGTAAAGTTGATATTTTATACCTTCGATGTATCTGATCATTTCTTTTTCATCCATCCCATAAGAATCTGAATTATTTTATCGTCACAAGCCCACGGTGTCTCTTTGGCGACGATTTGCAGAAGGTATAATATCCCCATTACCGTCATCCAGTTCTTGCCTAAAAATTCTGTGATAATTGCGTCCATTCCTATCATTGATACACCCACATTAAATATTGAGGTTTGCGCTGATCATAGTCAGCGTGAATAAAATTTTTTGCTATTCCAATTCGGGTTATAGGTGAGGCAAGAAGGGCGGTCACGATCCGTATACGATCTGATGAGTTATCGCATTTAATATCAGCGGCACACCCGATTAAATGACTTGATGTACTGCTGCCACCGGCCACCTTATTATGATGTCCACAACGGATACTTGATACGATTACAAATGGAATATTAGCCTTTTCTCTTGCGTCATCCAGGGCAGATAGTGTCGCTTGATCCATGTCCTTGAACCCAAGGCCACAGCCGCACGTTCATTTAAATTCAGATGGTCTGAAGTGCTTCATGCGACCCCCTTATTGACCTGCAAACACACCCCAAAATGATTTTGCAATCGCTGCAATCGATGTCAAGACAGCGCCCCAGGTTATACGCTCAAGGGTCTTGATCTTTTCTGCGTGAGTTTGACATTGCCTTTTTTCCAGCAAAACCTTGATACATTCGATCTGCTTGCCCATCACATCTTGCCGGGTGTCCACCCTGATCAATAAGTCATGGTATTCCTGTTCTGTCATTTGCTCTTACCTTTTTGGATGTGGTGGGCTATGCGAGTTGAAGCCATAGCAGAACCTCGCTATCTGTGATGGGTTAGTCATTGTATGTTAACAGTTGTGCCTGACCCTATATTTGTTGTCGTACCGACTCCGATGGCTGCTGTTGAATTTGCAGAGTTGTTGTATAAACTACCAAGAGCGTATAAATACCGCGTCAAATATAACCCGTTTACTTTATCTATTGGTGTATTTGATATTCCTGAGAATTGTGCCGTCCCCTCTATATATGTAACACCGCCCTGTGCAAAAGATTCTAATACAGTATTGTCGTTCATTTTCGCCGCCCTTGCTATCAGGGTCACACACGCTGTTTTACCTGAAACATACAAATAACTATCGGATGAAGGATATAATGCTATTTCCGTAATTGTTCCACCAATTTTATTACCTGTGTAAGAAACCGTACCTTGATTTAGCCAACTACCCGACCATGTACCATCCCCATCAACATCAGATACATACACTTGGTAGCTGTTCGCAATCGCCTTAAAAAGTCTCTCTACTGTTATTGAACTCGACCCAAGGGATACATTTCCCTGTTCATTGTATAGGCAATACAGATAGTGCATAAAATAATTAGCATTCATCCAGAATTGTGTTGTTATAAAACCAGTTGTCACATCTGTGTCACCGGCAATAAACCCGTATTCTTTTCCGTCACCGTTTGACAAAAGGACCAGTGATTGCGATGTGGCGTGGTTATACATATGTTTGAAATCATCTAAGTACTTTGAATCATATGTATGACCAAGAAAATTAAAGATTGATGCGACTTGTGATGCAACCCTGCCAGTATAATCGACAAAAGCGGCATCATCTGAATCTTGGTCGTTCAAATCGCCCCCCGGATCTCTCGTGTACCAATCGTCCCGTGTATCAGCACCCACATTAAGTATATCAATAACCTCCTTATCCCCAGATAGATAGTAATACAGGAAAAGATTATCAAAATAACAGTGAGAAGAATTGGTATCGGCGCGATACCTCTGGTATCCAGAGTACCCCCACCCCATATAAGTCGATGAAATAGAGTCATTTGGTTGAATTATTTGTGTGTGAAGCATCCGTCTTGCATAAGGATACGCCCAATTATAAATAACATCGGGATCACCATTTCGGATAAACTCAAAAACGGTATTTGACTGGACATTGTGGTAATTTGTAACAACAGCACCGTCATACCATTTTGCCCAATCTGTGTTCGACCCAATCTCGTAATCATAACGAATGGTTGATCCCCATGTCATCAACCCTTGATTTCTTTGTGTCGATGTATACCAAGTACCAGATGTGGATATCATTCCAGATAATTCATTTTCCCAATTTGTATCACTGTTATTGTTCGGAAACTCCAAAAATACACCGGATGACGAAACGTAAGTTCTTGTCGGGAAGGCAAATAACCTATGTTCAAGCGGTGCCAGCACATCATTTATAAATTCAGAATAAGTCGCATCATTATCAAGGACAGAAACAGCGAATCTTGACCAAGCGCCCTGACAAGCGGCAAAATACTGCCCGTTAGACATCGGATGTATGGTGATTTTCCCATTACTATCGGTACTTATTTTCTGGGGTGCAAAATTTTTCATTTGGTCTATTGAGACACCTACGGAACCATTTGTCGCAAAATTAAGTAACATCGGGGCTGTAGCGTATGTTTGGCTATCACTTGACGCATTATGATTTATAGACGCATTATCGGCATCTGCATACAGGGTTCTTCGTTCTTGTTCTATGTAGGCCACAGATGTAACCACGCCAGCATAGTAAGTATCTGAATCAAGACGAATATCTGTCGAAGAATAGCCAGACATATCCGGTAAAATAACAGAGACGCCGTCCAAGGTTATCGGATTGTTATTGTCTAAAGATGTAGAGCCGGGCCAATAAAATTTATGACTCACATAAGCGGTTGGATCTCCGGCGTAAAACTCATATCTGAATTTGTAATATATGGGTTCCGAAATAGAAGACCCGACAGGGGTGTTTGAATACTGTCCTTCAGACAGAATGCAGACGTAGTGGTCTGTTTCCCTTTCGATTGTTACCGTAGGGGCACCACCGCTTGCAGCGGATTGCCCGTTTATCGTAGATGTTGTTGAACCGTTACTGGATGCAATGGTATTAACCCCTCGTTTAAGTGTATCAAACACGGTAGCTGCAGTTTCGGAAATAACAAATGTTGACCCGCCTGTGGCCACTGTTATGTCACTCGCACCATCTGTTACCGAAATAGTAGTGCTGTGACTTATTGGTGTCCCAATTTTTAGGTAATAAGTAGCAGTGGAATTACCAGATACAGTGGCCGGAAATGAGACTAACAACCACTGTATCTCGTTTGATGTATCTGTTGGGCCCCCATTCCACCTGCTAAGAATTTCAAACGATGCTTCCACTTGAGATCCAAATGAATCCTCTATTATCAGGTTTGTGGTCGCCGTTATGTTCTCAGACTTAGCAATTGGTATGCCATTATGAACCATCTCATTAGTACGGGCAATACCCTGAGTTTCTTTAACCACCAACTCAACGTTCAAGGCCCATGTAGGGGATGCAAAAAAAATAAGTATTATAATATATTTTGTTAATCGCATGTTTTCACTATTGCCCAAATTGATTTTGAACTTGAATTTTGAGTAAAAGACCCACCCAACCCAGTAGATGAATAATACGCATTTTGTGCTACATCGGCTATCATTGTAAGACCGCATCTTGTACCCCATGCTCCGTCTGGATCTGCTAATGCTATATAATAAGTGGTGGAATTTGTAAGCGTGGTAGGGGTTGCCAATGTAAGTGTAAATTCTGTTTCTGTTGTGCCAGGAGTTGTTATATTTTCTTCATAAACATTTGTCCCCGAAAAGTCTAAAGATGTGTTGACATATACTCTAAATGTAGCTGAAGATCCCTGCCCGGCTGTGCCTGTTTTAAAAGTGACGGAATATAAATCTTTCCCGTTACCAGTAACAGCAAATGCACTAACAATTGAACTACTATCTATATCTGGTGTATTCGCGCCAAACGCTCCTGATTTATCAAGCAGGGTTGATTGCGTAGCGCACCCACCACCACTCGTAACCTTCTGGACAACCGCTCGTTGCATCAACTGCACATCCCAGGCAAAGGTATTTGTATAAATCAAACAACATGCAAGAAATGTAAATATAATCTTGCGCATCAGGCACCCCCATCAGTCCATGAGTTAGATGTTGCATACCAACCATCAGCCGAATAATAGGTCAGGACAATGATATCCCCGGTTGTTGAGGTATTTGTGGCTTTGTCACCGTCATCTAAAGCTGTTCCATCAAGCCAGAGCTTATCAGAGGCATTGGGATCAACGGACACAGCTACGGCACCGATAGTTATCACGGTTACGCTCGCCCCGTCTGCTACCGCTGGAAGGGTTATGGTTGCTGCACCAGTAACATAGATAACGCCACCGTAACACTGTGCCGCTGTAAGGGTCTGGTTAGATGAGTAAGAAGCGGTGTAGACCCCCCCTTGCAAATCGCCTGTGGTTCTCCAATCACCCGTTAACGACTGGAAAGTACCATCAGCATCTATACCATCCATTGTGACGGCATCCGTATTGATTTTAGCTGTGGTTATAGCATCGTCATCTATTGTCGCAGTGCCACCGGAATATGTAAAATCGCCGTGGTCTGCATCTGCCATCTCAGCAGTCCCAACAACATCATCCTTAAGATTTGCTGTTACAGTATTAGATGTGTCAACAAAATCAATATCACCCGTAGACACGAAATCAGGGTCTACAACAGCAACACTGTCTATCGAAATACTGTCACCACCACCGGCAGATGCCTCCACCCATGTGAACCCACCACTCGCAGAGTCATACGAAAGAATATAGTTGTCTGTAGGGGAGTTGGTGGCCTCTAAATTTACCTCCTCAATAATGTTGTCGGCTATCGTTAGGGCTGTTGATCCATCTGTATCAAGCGTGGCTGTCACTTCGCCTGTAAAGGTATCACCTGAAATTACGACCGTCCCTGAATCATCCCTAAAAGTCACCGTTCTATCTGCTGTGGGGTCGGTTACAGTTAATGTTGTTTCATAATCATCTGCGCTTGACCCCTCAAACTCAGCAGATGAAATAAACTGTAAATCCATCGTGGTTTTGTTTTCAAGGTTTCCAGATCCGTCAAAACCCAAGAAAGCATTATTGGTGGGTGTAAGGTCTGCAAGTTGTTCCACCGTAGCATCTATACCTATCTCCTGGGTGGATAAAGTAAGAGTATGGACACCAGCGGCTAAAGTAACAGCATCATGCCCCCCACCAAGACCACCGATTGCTGTATCTATAGCATCGAACAATTCATCAATAGTGTCGTCGTCAGCATCTCCGTAATTCGAGTATGAGTCACCGGCTGTTAGGGATGTAAAGGCGGTGTCTGGGATAGCATTTATCTGCGTCTGTATGGCCGATGTTACACCGTTGAGATACCCGAACTCTGTTTTATCAACAGACCCGACATCAAACGTAAAATCATCCAGTGTGATATCTGTCCAATCAATAGAGTCATCGTCTATCGTGTCATCTTGTATGTTTTCACCGTTTAAAGCCGTGAGGCTCGTTCCAACTCCATTGGGTGCTAAAACATCCGTACCAATAGCAAGCCCTAATGCAGTTCGCGCCCCTGCCGCTGTAGTCGCGTTTGTCCCACCTTTTGAAATATCGGTTGCATTATTAGCATCACCGTCCAGTTCAACCGCTGCCCAGGCGATACCGAAAATAAGCAGGATCATACCTATAATTATGTATCGTTTTTTCACCATGTTACTGTATCCCCATTAAATGTTACATCCGAATCTCCGTTAAAGGTGACTGTGCCACTGTCTGCAACTGTATTCTTTTTATAGAACCCGATACCCTTGTCTGTTGGGTTCTTTATCTTATTGTTCAGCGTGATAGCCCAGGCTGTACCGGCAAAAAGGATGAACAATATAATGATCAGCTTTTTCATTATGCTGCGGTATCCCCGCGAAAACGTATAATCTGCCATCATATTTACCTAAAATACCCAACAGGTAGAATCAGCTTGCAACCGCAAATCTTCATGTACCAATACAATGTCACCCGCAGAAATCGTCGCTGTTCCGGCTGTGTTATTCGTGAAATAAGCCACGACATCAGCAGTGGGCTTGATCGCCTTGTAACTCGTTATTGCGGCCCCTGAAGATATGGTTTGAATCGACTGTGGGGGGAGGCCGAGAACCTTCCTGTTGTCGTCAAGTATTTGAATTGATTGTGTCATGTTAACTCCTTCTATGTCCTCGCTAATATTAATCTTACTATTTTCTTCATTACTAATTTAGCAGACGCTAAATCAGTAACGTTGTCTGGATATAGCCTCCTCTGCCATATACTTACTCTTGACATCATCAGTCCAAACAACCCCACAAACTGCCTGAACTTCGGCATCTTCGTCTTTAGGATCTCTGTCTGGTGTAATAGTGTGCCTATGGAATGATTTACCAATAACCACATCGTCTTCTTTGATGATAGTTGCTTGTCTGACTTGTACTATTCTGCTTTCGCCAACAATTTCGATTTTATCAATGAATGTTTCTTTTGTAATCGCCATTTACATCTCCTATGCTGCTATATAATGCCCTGAAAAAATAATCGCCCCGTCAGCGGTCCATTCTGATTCTATTAAATTTGTTGTCCCAGACACAGAATCCCAATATCTCAGATTGCAATATGTTTGCCCCTCCGCGACTGTGGCAGTTATGCTGGTATCACCAGAAATAGCTAAACCAGACGCATAGCCAACGCAAATGGCTGAATTGTACAGATCCCCGCTTCCTGCGGCAAAAGGTAAGCCTGTTATTCGAACTACACCAGACACAGACCCCAATGATGATGTTTTAAGTTGTCCACTGATAAAAACAGTCCTACCTATTTTTGTATAAATACACATTGTTGATGTCATCGTGGCATTATTAGTGCCATCAGATATAACACCCGACCATGTGCCTTCCTCATAATCGTCAAGCGTGTTCGCTGCGGCAGTATCCGAACCGAACAGCAACCCATCAACAGCTCTTAATTTTGCGCCTGTGAGTACATCAATAAGTGTGTCAGTCAAATCTAACCGTTCAGCAGTACAATTATCATCAATTCCAAGTAGATCATCTGTTTCAACAGCGTTGGTGTTATAATGGCTGATTACAGCATCTATATTGGTTTCATTTATTTCAATCGCTTCTTTAACCGACTGAGCGCCGGGCGTTTTTACAATTGAACTTGATTTGCTTAATGTTGGCATATTAATTCCTTAACTCTTTAAATTTTTCTGATTCGGTTGGGAAATTAGAATCAAACCAATCTGCAACAACGGGGTCATTAATAGAAAGCACACCGAATCGTGCCATAATGTTCTTGATTTTCCTTTGATCGACTGGATTCACACGCCTTACTATACCGTTATCTTGCAACGTGAAAGTGTGGTCGAGAACTTTCCCGTATTCTATGAGGGTATTCATAAATTGTTTGTCCGTAAGGATATGAGCTTGGCTTTTTCTGTTGCTCCTTGCTACAAACTCACCAAGCGATTTAAGCCAAGAAGTCGGGTCCAAAGAAATTGGTGTCCGGTTCGCGTTTATATGTGACCCAGACCTCGACCAGTTGGTTTGTTGTATCCAGTTATCAATCCTGCCAGAAACTTTAACGAACTCGTCTAAATTTTTTATCAGTCCAGGGAATTGATCACCGAATAGCGCTTCTTTGGTCGGTTCTGACAAGTTTTTCCAGTTAGACGAAAGGGTGCCAAGCGAAAACCCCTTAGAAGATCTTGAAAGTTGCTCAAGAGCCAATCCAGACACATAACTGAACTCCACAGGTGATAGATATTTTTTTATTTCAGATATCTTACTCGCAGCAGGCCCACCCCTGGTTTTAAATCCAGCTAAAACATATTTCGCGGCATCTTCTGGCGTGTATTTGTTTGTGATTGTGTCAAGTATTTTCTTTGTGCCGACACCCTCTTTGGGGTCCATGAAATCCGTTACAAATTTGTTATACTGTTCAAAATTTTTACTTAGTTTTTTGGATGGGTCTACGGAATCAAGACCGTCCTTCATTGTTTCTTTTAGCGCAAAATAATAATCCTGTCGGTCTTTTTGGGACACATTGTATTTTTCACTAAACACAGACCCAAGTTCTTTTTTATGATTTTCAAGCCGCCTAAAATCGATTCTACCGTTTGGAGCATATGTTTTTAGCCACTCAATCTCTTTTACGAGAAAATCTGTAAAAGCGTCACCGTCACCTTTCGGTGTTATAATTGTCCCATCTTCAAGCGGGGGGTTGTTTTTCGACAATTTAGAAGCGAGATGGTCAATAATCCGGTTAGTATTGACATGATAGCCTTCAGGTATTTTACTTTCCCATGAATCTTTAAGGCGTTTTACCTGTCTATTGTAAACACGACCCTGCCCACCGATCACGCCCTTATATTGTGCAAACATATCACCTTTAAGTGCCATACCAACTTCGGTGTAATTAGTATCTGGTATGTCATAGATGTTTTTTATATTATTAAACCGGTTTAAGGCACTATCATATATACGCCTCGCGTATTCTTGCATAATAGGCCCAGACCCATCAGCGTCTAATAATTTATGCTCTATAATCGCGTCTGCTTTGTTACCGGTTAGCATCCCGTATGTCGGGTCTATTCCCTCACCCTGAAATAACGCTGCCCACTGCTTCATTTCTTCACGTTGGGCTTGGTCTGGTATATCACCTATAGCACCACGCTTTTGAATGTAAATAGCGGCGTTTTTAGCCCTATTCAAAAGGTTAACTGCAAGTTGAGGGGATTTATTGTAAAGTTGTTTTATCTGATTTTTTAAGTATGGTATGGCCGTTTGACTAACACCAACCATAGCCAATTCGCTTACACCGTCAAGCAAAGATTCGACACCCTGATCAACAATATACTCACCAGAAGATCTCAGATCTTTAACCCCTGCAAGACTAGCCGATTTATCAAACACAGTCCCGGCCAACTGACCGGTTAACGCCCCTGTAACGGCACCTGAGACTTGCCCACCGCCGCCAACAAAACCAACCCCTGCACCCGTACCCCTAACGATATCACGTCCGATATCAGCAAAATCTTTAGATGCTTCAATAGCTTTGTTCACAAGTCCGTTAGACACCGGGGCGTCAAAATATTTTATTTTTCCATCTCTGCTATCTCTATAAATATAATTGTTGGTGTCACCCAATTGCCTAACAGAACCAGGTTCAACATATTCTTTGGATTCCAGTGTCGCTTTTACGGAAGGGGCATGGTCACGAATACCAGACATCCAAAACCTGTCTAAAATCGGTGTATCAGAAACAACCGGGAAAGGAGATTGTTGCAAATTTTCTGGTAGTGTGGTATTATTCCGATCATCAAAAGGGTTTTCTATATGATTAAATTTATCGTCACCACCTGCTTGTTGAGTCTTGGAGCTTGGTTGCTCCGGCTCTGTTATCTGGTTATTGTCTCGATCATTATACGGGTTAAGGATGGGCATTAGTTAACACCCCCGTATTTTTTTAACTCCGCTTCAGTTGGTACATGAGTTTTGTTCCATTCTTCTATTAATTCCTGTTGACTTGGTGGACTCATACCCTTAGATACATAATATTCAACAATACCCCGTTTCCAAGCATACCAAGTTAGAGGTTTTTTATCCTTTGGTGTTCGCCCGAAGATAACCGGCAAAGTTCTTTTGTGTTTATTCCAAGCTGATGCAACACCGGACACATCACCATCATTTTGTGCCCTAAAATCTTCATAGAATTTAGATTTTTCCATATCCCACAAGGCCTTTGCCTCTTGCACATCCATCAACCACTTGCGGGTTTCTTGGGGTTGGGTCAGTTTAACTGTGGTGTCTTTTGAAAACTCAAGTTCTCGCTCTGATGTTGCACCCTTGAAATCTGCTAAAACATCTAAAGCTAATCTGTTGGTGATAGACTTTGCTTTCTCAATATCATTAATTTTATTAACATCAACAGGAACGCCAAATGAGTTGGCGTACTTGGCTATCGTGTTTTTCATCCCAACTAATGGATCGCCATCAGTATCCAACGGGATCGACCTTAAAGCTTGGATAGAAAATATCTGTTTTTTGGCATCCTCACCCTTGTTTATGGTCTTTTCGTACTTGCCAAAGTCATAATCATAAGCCTTTTTCATCTTATAATTATCGTGTTGGTTTATGTGGGTAATATTTTTCGTCGCTCCAGACTGTTTGATTTGCTTGGTATAATCTAAAATCTGATTTGCTAACGCTGGATTGTTTTGCGCTATCTGTTGGATCAACGCAGCATTACCAGCATCACCACTTAACCGTTGCGGTTGTGGGTTCTTGTGTTTAAACAAGTCAACACCCGTTTTCAGCAAATCATCTGATAATGAAGCACCTTTAGGGATCAGAAGACCTGTTAACAACCCGAAGTTTTTATTGTCTGCTACAACATCATCCTGCTTGGATCGATTTTCGTACATAGACTGATATGAACCAGCGGGGAAATCAGTCTCGGCTATTTCAGGTATTAACCCTGAAAGTTTTGTTTTGTAATAAGCCCTTAACCTTTCCTTTCTTTCCTGCTCAACAATAGCCCTGGCCTGGGCTTTAGAATCCTGATCTTTTTGGTATTCAAACCTTTCTCTTGATAACTTATCTTCTTTGGGACGAGACATCAGGCCTTGACCCAACGACTGCATGAAATAACCTAATCCGCTCATTTCGCCCCCTTACCCGAAAATGGAAGACCAATTGTTAAGAAGTCCACTTGCGAGCGCACCAGCCCCACCCCATATGGCGTTTCTTTCATTAGAATCAGCCTGGGCGTTAGTTTGATTCATTCCCCATTGCCCCTGTTTGTCAATCTGCTGCAAGGTGTTTTTGTTCCCTAAATCCGACATCAAAATATCGTGAATAAGTGCTTTGTTAAACTGATCCTGAGTAATATTCCATGTGTTCCGCATACGGGACTCATCCAGCGCCGCATTCCCTAACCACTGGTTTTCGTTTGACCGCAACTGTGCGACTGTTGCACCGGCATTTGCAGCGTTCGCCGCCAAAGAATCAGCCCTTCTTTGTGCGCTGTCAGATATGGCACCCGAATGGATGGAAGACCCATAAAGCCCACCGCCGCCCATCGTATCCCTGATCGTGTAGTCTGCCTTATCGTATGCGCTCTTAATTTGCAGATCGCCGGGAGTTTGTAGGTCTTTTTTAAGCTGATCATAGTTGGTTGTCATTAACCCTTTCAGATTACTGTTCTGTGGATCTGCCGGGGAGAACTGATAATCCTTTTGAGTGAGTTTAAAATTGCCAATATCCATTATGATAGTACCCCTTCACCTAAAATATATGCGAGTGCGGCCTCATAGGGTAATCCTTCGTAGATATCCTTGTTAATGCCTAAGTTTTGTTTAGTTGCTTGTGCTGTTTTGGGTGTAAAATAATTACCCATCAGCCCTAACTGTTCTGGTGTGAGGTCGGCACCAGGACCTGCATCCGGACCACCGACAGACGGGCCATCCCCACCCCAACCCAAACCGCTCCCTATCCCACCAAGCGCAGCAGTAAGACCCGCCATCAACCCAGAACCAGGCACAAGCGTATTTATAACCTTCATTGGTAAACTTACTTTAGGGTCTGTAAGCTGGGAAAAATTACGACTTATCGAAGCTTTGACTCTTTCCATAGGTGTTGATGTGGGAGCAATTTTCCTCATCATTTTGTTCCATTCTTCATTTGATATATTTGGATTTATACCAAACGGGGATGTTGGGGAGTAACCACCTGGGCCAACATTACCAAAAGCGTTATCAAGATCTGGACCCATGCCCATACCGCCCATACCACCATCACCCATACCACCAGGACCGGCACCACCATCATTTGCCTGTCCACCAGACGAACCCGCACCACCAGGGCCAAGACCCATTTTTATCCCCCCAATATCGCAACGTGAGCCGTTGCCCCTTCAAAACTGCACCGGCCTGTTGTATTTATCTGTAATTGAAACCGTTTACCCTTCCATTTCTTCTTGATTTCCTGGGCCCAGGGCAACCCGTCAGTTCCCATAAAATCGTAATCTGCGGAATCCATAAAATCCATTGAAGCGGTCATAAAATCGTCAAGATCGCCACCAGCTTCTGTGTGTGTGTCAATTGTTGTTTGTCTATTCTTGCTGTTATCTAAGTACGATATAGTGTTCGTGCCTTGTGTGACCGGTTTGAAAATGGCTTCTAAATATTTCACCAATCCACGACCCGGCCCAAAATCAAAATCTTTTGTTTTTAGTACACCTGTTAAATCTGTGTATGTTGACGGGCTGAACTCATCCCTGTAGGCAGACGCATCTAATTTATAAAGGTGGCCTGTGTCTCCGGCAAAATAAACACCGTCCGAAGTCTCGGTCACTGAATAAATCTGGTTATTATTAAAGAAATAGGTTGTGTATTTGCCGTTATGCGGGTGATAGATATATACGGTTGTGTCATCCCTAATGATCCATATTTGACCCGTAGAGGCAAGAAATCTTAACTCATAGTTTGTGTTACCCGAAGCACCTAAAAGGGTGTTTACGGCATCACCAATAGCGCTCATGTTCAATTCTGAGTACATTTCGTCAGCGACCAAAGCAGATAAGCCGTACCGCCCTAAAAACAGGACCGCAGTATCAACCGATTCAGTACAAAATCCATTACTACATCCCTGCCCGGCCATGACAAATTCAGCGTACCATTGAACCTCACTTGACGCATACGGAGCACCAGACACGTTTACACGGTGGATTGTTTCCGACCTGTCACCCTGTTTAAAAACGATCAGCTCAGACTTAAAATTTTTAACCAGACCGACAACGCTGGACCCGTCTTTATATCCAACCCTGAGAGATACAGCACCACCGGCCTCTGTGAACGTCCACCCGGTTTCGTCTTCGACCTTGGAAAAGCACACTAAATCAAGACCTGTTGCGCTGGTGTCATTAACAACAACCCGGTTGCCTATCTCAGCTATCATGGATGGTGCAATGGTACCGTTAATGCTCTGTGTGCCTGGTGTGGTTCCATCCCAAGTCTTGAGAGTCGTAGACCCATCAGCCATCAACAGTTTCCCGTTGAATGTGATCATCGTAGGCTTTTGGTTTACATCAATGGTTGTATCTGTCCATACACTGGTAGCGGTGTTAAAATAATAGACATCGTTCTGGTCTGACACCCCCATCAAGTAGGATGTGGAGGCGTTTTTAGTATAGTGAAAAAGATATACAATTTCGTCAGTGCAAGCCGTTGTGGTTTCGCAAGTGACAGCCGGACGGGTAGACGGAGTTTTAGCCCCTTTCTCATACATCCAGTTTTGCAGAACCGGGGCTTCATTATCTGCTAGAGCAACGGGGCTTGATTGCAGATTGATACCGCCTGTAATGTCAAGGGTTAGCGGGGTTAGGTTCTGATGTTTTGAGGATTTTCTCATATTTCAGAAGGCCCGTTCATATCTTGAATTACAGGGGTTAAAGGTGCATAGGTTTCAAGGATATTGGTTTGCATTTCGGCAAGCATTTCCTTTTCCATGCTGGTATCGTACTCATCAATGTTCTTCAGACGCATTGCAACATAATCCACAATGATATCATCAAGTCTGCCATTCCAGGGCATGGTTGTGCCTACAACGTAAGCCGAAAAATCAATGTACGGATAATAATAAAACGTGTACTCGGTATCAGATGTGACAGCGCTTAAAAGTTCAACGTTTGACCCGTTAATACGCCAGAAATCACCGCTATACGTCCGTTCAAACTCGTCATCGGACACCTTGCGGATTTCTTCATAGTTTTTGTATAGCCCGGCATCCAGCTTGAATAAATCAGGCAGAGCGGTAGTGCTCTCCCCGCTTGATACTGTTAATGTAGTAGAGGTTTTCGCAAAGTCCATGCCCCGGCGTACAAGGATGTTTTCAGCCCTTCTCAGTGCCTTTTTAATCAGGGGCAGTATCAGGGTGGTATCATCTTCAAATCTGGTCGAATCGGTATCGTCTATCTCAATCCTGATATCGTCAATTACATTCTGAACCGTGGACATATCGCCCCCTAATTAATGATTATACGGCCCTGGCTGGCTGCCGATCCGTTCACCGGGCTCTTGATATGCGGGACACTTCGAAACTGAGGGTAATCGTTCAAAAACTTATAGATACCCTCCATACTGTCCATGTCATATCCCATCTGTTCAGCAGCTTCCAATGCGTCAACCGGTATTCTGCCAATTTGCCGCATTGCCTTGCCCTCTTTCCACCCGTTATTGCCAAACAACTTATCTTTCTGGTTGTACTTGGCTACGGCGGTGTGGTCTTTGACGCGATGAATTTTCCAAGACATCGCGTCCGAACCTAACAACTTAAAATCAAATGTTTCAAAATCCATTAGCTACTCGCGAGAATCCCGACGTTTTCAAGCGCCGCGATAATTGAATTGATTGCGGCGGCGTCAGTTGTAGACAAACCTGCTGTAGTGACATCAGTGATGTGTGTTGCCTGTGTTCCTGTTGATGGGGTGATCTGGGTACTGGCTTTGAGAATAAGCTTAGAACCTTCCTCAGAGATATTTTTAATATTATTCATAATTACTCCTGGGAGGGGGGCTATTACACCCCCCTGTAGATTAAGCGGCTTTCGCGTACAGTTTGGAAACCAGTGCATTCCGTTTCTGGTTCATACATTTCAGAGAAAACGCAGTGCTGATCTGGACTTTGCGGGCAAGACCGGTGCGGGCCAGTTTTTCGACCTTCACACCGTGACCTTTGAGGGTGCAGAGTTCCCAACCATCAGGATCTATGATCGGCATGAAATCATACAGGTTGCTGGAACTGGTTGCCTGGGTCAAGTTGTAGCAAAGTTTGACCTTAACAACGCCAAAGTCAGTTTCAAGAATATCAACCGCCGCCAGGATCTTTTTCTCACTGGCATCTGCGTTGATAGTGATACGGCTGTTCTGATCGAAATCAGAGATTTTCCGTTTCTGTTTCGGCGGCGCCAGAATCAAAGACGGTTCGCCGTAATCTTCCTGACACGCCTCAAGCTCATCATTAATAATATCGAACGTGACAAGGTTAGATGTCGCATAAGAAGCGGAGAAATCATACGTATTGGTGGTAATCCAACCTTTGAGGCCTTTGCATTTACCGGCTGTGCCTGCTGCCATTGCCACGGCAGAGGTGTTGTTCAGGATAGCGTACTCACGGTCCCTTGCCATTTCGCGCAGTTTCTTTTTGATGTTGTACGCGATATCAGACTTACGACCCGCTTTGTCGATAGCTTCCTGGATATCAGAAACCATGAACCATTTTGCAGAAAGCTGAAGCCTGTTCGCACCAACACTCGGCATGGACAGTTCCGTGAACTCTGCATCCGCGCCTTCGAGCTGTGCGTTGTCTGCTGCGTCTGCGTCTTCGTCTTCGGGCCATTCTACATATTTGGTAAGGCAAGTACCCTTTTTGATACTTGCGGTGAATACATTTCTTTCTTTGTCGATGTTATTGATAACATCAGCGAGTTCTTCCCGCTGAGTATCACTCGCGCCGGAAGTTACTGAAGTGGTGGTTCCACTTAAAGGTGTTGCTGCCATTGTTTTATCCCTTTATAAACCAAGAGAATCGACGAGGCCTCCATCTGCGCTAATCCAATCTGCCAACGCATCTAAATCACCGGTCGCTAATATCTTGGCTTTCTTTTTATCAAGTTTTTTCTGTTTCAAGGATTGCAACGGCACTTCTTCAGTTTGACCAGGAGCCACCAATACAGGCGGTTTTATTTTCTCCGGTTCTTTCTTTTTGGGCTTTAAGGACTCTTTTTTTTCATTAAAGACTTTGAGGTAATAGTCAGGGTTCTGATCCAATGCCATATACTCCTGCTCTTGCAAGTGCTTCGGAAATGACCTGATATGATCGGCCATTAACTCCAGCACTCTTTCGTAATCACTGTCTTGCATTGCCTGTTCCCGTACAGCATCAAGTTTGGCCTGATGTTCTGCGGTTTTCTGTGCTTCAAACCGCTTATTAACTTCTGCTAATGTTTCCTCTTTGGCTTCGCGCTTGATCTGTTCTACCGGATCGAGTTCCCTTTCTTCTTTCCCAAAACTGAAGACGTGCTGCTGAAATTCCTTGTCTTCCTGTAGACGTTTAGCTAACCCTATGATCGGGGCGAGCTGCCGCCTTTCTTCCGCTAACTGTTGGGCTGTTTGAGTGTTGTGGCGGTTAGTCTGATAACCTCTCACAAGTTCGTTATATTCAACCTCTAATTCTTCACCGTCTACCTTGACCTTATGCCGTTCAGGTTCTTCTTTCTCTGCGGCTTCATCTGGTAGTTCCTCTTCGACTTCCTTTGCGGGTTGGTCTTCTTCCTGTGGTTCTTCGGCTGACACAACGGTATCCGCGTCTAGTGACTCAACCACACTATTTAAAAGATCTTCTTCCGATACAGGTTGAACCTCTTGAACCTCGGCCTCGCCGGTAGTTTCTATTGTTGCCTGATCTGCCATTTATTTTTCCTTTTACGGTCTAATGTAAAAAATTGTCAGTACCATCGAACCGGCTTCCACGGCTCCGAAATCAGACGCGGAGGTTAGTGTCAGTAAGACAGTCTGTGCGGACCCGCCTCCATCACCTGAAACCGCCTCACCGATAGAAGACTCGGTAAATGTACCGGCTGCGAAAATGTTCTGCCCATCTGATGCGCTAAACCTATCTGTATCACCGGTAATACCAACCAGTAGTGTTGCGGAAGTATCGCCAGTGAAACCAGTTGATACAACGGCTTTCCACGCCAGAGGAATTGCACCAGCAGGAATAGTGGGGGTTAGATTAAGAGTCCCGGCAGTGGAACCGCCGTCCGTGAAATCATCATAATCAACAGTCTGCTGAATCTGATAAATGGGATTGGTTAGTGCGGTATAATTATCATTCGCAAAAACATTACAGGCAACCAGCATCAGACCAGCAACCATGAGGGTTATAAGTTTCTTCATTTCTTTTTCCTTTTAAGTTTTTCTATTTCGGCCTTGAGTTCTTCGATTTTCATCAAAGCCAAGTTCCGTTCTCTTGTAATCCGTTTGATTTTCTTCCTAAAATCGAGTTCCCTTAAATCAATCATACTAACCCCGCCTCCCGTTTCGCTGTTGTCTGTATTTCCTTGCCATGCTCTTTGTAGGCCTGGAAGTGGGATAGTATACGATTGAAAAGAACCCGTTGTGCCGCCAACACAGTAAAGTCATCTTTGTCAGTGGGCTTCAAATTGTTGAACCCGCTTTGCAGATCCTTACCGATTCCCTCCATGATGGCTTGAAAGGCTTCGTTTTCCAGGCATTCCCCGGCTAAACGTCCCAATTCAATTATCTGTTGTTCCTCGGTTAGATCTATCTCGACTTGCTGATCTCTCACTCTGTAACTCCAATCGGTGAAGCTTTTGTAAAGTGTTCACCTCTAAGTTGTGTTTTGTCTTTTCGACCTCGTTATTATTTTTAAGCTGCTGGATCTCAGTGTCCTTGTTCTGGATTTCCTGTGTTAATCCCTGGATTTGCTGTGATACCTGCTGCATTTGCTCCTGCATCTGAGCAAACTGCTGCTTTAGCTGGTTCTCGCCTGTCTGCTCCTGTTTTTCTATTTCCTCAACCTCAACCATCATGCTTTCTATGGGTACGTCTAATAGTTGGTGTTTCCGCTTGATGGCTTTGGCAATGTGGCTTGGTTTAGTGGTGCCTAACTGGATACCGGCCTGTACTGCATATTGCACATACTGGTCTAAAAGTTGGGCTGCTTCTATCTTGTCCTGGGGGCCAAGACCGACAACAACCTCTATTTCATATTCCGATTCTTTCAAAAGGGCCTGTTTGATCTGTTCCTCGTCGGCACCTTCTGGCAGGTCTAATATCTGCGCTATATCATGGGGTGGGCCTATATTCTCGTTAATCCATAAGCAGAACCGAATTACTTCTTCCAGGCAACGGGCTATCCTACGGGCTAAAAGACGTTCTTTCCGTGCTGCCGAAGTCAAGACCATATTCATGCCGCTTGCGGTCTTGTTGAGGGCGTTCCCGGCATCTGTGCTGCCCTGCGCCATGCGGCTATAGGGTGTTTTTTCCTCCACACTGTTTGCTGAAAACTCAAGGGCTTTGAATATCCCCTGATCAGGTGACGGGTGTTCGATCCAATCAAGACGGTTAAAATCACCCTGGACAACTGTTCTAACGGTGCGCTTTTTTAGAACATTGACTAACTGCGGGTCAGATGTAACAGGCGTTTTCATCGAGGCTTGTGCATAACCGTCGATCATCGCCCGTTTGAGGTTGGTCTTGTCTTTCTGCTCATGCTCAAGGATAGCACCCAAGGCGGTGCCATCTATTCTGTGCGCCTGTGGAAAACCAGCGCAGATAAAGAAGGGGGGGCGCTGGTACATATTTTCCTGAATAGCCAGGACAACGTTGTTACAAGTGGTAATAACAACCGGTTCAAGCACACCCTGCCCGGTCATATCTAAACGGAAATAGGACTCGATAATCCTTACGGGTGCATTTGGTCGTACAAGTGGGTCGTTGGTGTCAATGCCCATCAGGGATTCATACTCACCAGATCCGTCAAGTATACGGTCCTGCTCCTCCGCCTCTACACTGCCGCTTTCGTCCTCATCGTAATCAAGTTTTTCAGCAACTTCGACTGTGGACCCTTTACGGAATACCCCGGCTTTTTCCATTTTGGCGATATAATCAAGTGTTTTAGGCACCCAATGCTCAACCAACCGGGCTGTTTCAACGTCTTTAGCGTCTGAGGATATGTAAAACTCTGAACCCGGTACAGACTCAACCTTGAACCCCTTGAAAACCCGTTCTTTCACCAAAATGGTAACGTCTTCGTACCCGGACCAGTATTCACCGGTCACATTAAATTCTTCAACAGGTATCGCGGCTTTGACCTCGATCTTATCATCCTGCTGCATCTGCTCCATAGCAGCAAGGGGAATACGGGGTATCTTTTGTTTGCGTTCGCGCCATTCCTCAGTATAATACGCCTTGAGTACGCCGAAATCTGTATTTAAGACCTGATATATGAAATTTTGGTCAAGCGTCTGCTCAAACTTATTGTGTTTGTAAAGCTGATACTTGATCAGTTTGGTGTTAGCGTCTGCCTTTTCCTGATACTTACATTTCAGTTTGAAGAAGTCGCCGGTGAATCGCTCGACAAGGTTGGGCTTTAGGCCCTCCACTGCATCCCACACATCAGACGATATAGACCGGCACCAACCATCGACCTCGTTCCCATAAGGTTCCTGCCGGTAGTATTTCAGCCATTTAAGCCGGTTGTCAGATCTGACCCGCTGAAACTCAACGGCATCCTGCCGGGCGGTCTCAAGTATTGCTAATATGTCTTCGTCTGGTATGCGTTTCAATTGCGTAAAACCTCAATGCTGTTAAAATTCTCTGTAGGCGTGAGACTTGTTTTTGGCACTATGATTGCGGAAAACCTCAAAAT